CATCACCATAAAATTCTTCTAATTGAATTTGAGTACAAGGAGTTCCTTCACTCATTTTATCAGCTTCACTTTTATAAGCCTTTCTCATAGTTTCCAATAAGAGTTTATCTTTGTTGATTTCATCTGCTTGCTTTTTAGAAACACCATACATAACCGAAAGGTAATGTTGGATAGTTTCGTGCATAGCAGTTCCAAATATCGTATGGATGTTAGATGAACTCTCACCTAACTTATCTATGTAATTTAACTTATATTGATGCGGGCAACTACTCCACATAGAGTATTTCGAAAATGATACTTTTGCCATTATGTTTATTTATATAAAGATACGAAAAATACCTGAATTTACCAAATTAAACTTTGAGTTTTAACCTAGTAATTTGCTTTGGGTCAGTACCATATGCTTCAGCTATTTCTTTAATATGAGTTTTACCTGAAGTTGTTTGATGAAGTATTAGATAATATTCTTCTGCCTGCAATTTGGATACATTATAATATTTACAAATCAATTCAATAATCCAATCTTCATACTTTTCAGATGATGCTGGTTTCATATATTTTAAAAATGCTCTTGTCTTTGGAATCAATCCTATCAAACATAAATACATTGCTCTAGGAGGTGCTTCTTGTAAATAGGGTTGTATATCTGCAATTAGTTCTATCCACTCAGGTTTCATAGAAAGGAAACGGAGTATCATATAGTTACTCCATGTCTTACGTTCACTCTCATCCAATGAATCCCAATATTTTGGGTCTTTCTTATCACAAATTGCGTTTAAATGGTCGAATAATGTTTTAGCCATATTATGCTTCTTCTTCTACTTTTAAACCCGGAGGTAATAATTCATTTAATACTTCACCACAATCACCACATAGGAATAATTCTACGGGTAGAACTTCATCTTTTGGTTTACCAGTTAATAACTTTGAAATCTTACGAAATCCAAACCCTTGTACGAAAATCTCACCACCACACTTCTTACATCCTATTGCTTCAGTTTTTTCTAAAGGTATTGGTTTTTCTTCTTGTCCTCCGATTGGTTGTCCACCTGCTCCTAAAATGTTAGCCATATTATATTGTATTTAAAATTTGTATTAATGTTGCTGCAGTTGGTATTTCTTTATCAATAGCCGAACTACATTTATATTGTCCATCTGAAAGAAGTAAAATTACATTGGATGTATTTTCTGCTGCGTACTCATCTACTTTGTCATATAACATTGTAAACAAATCAGAAAAATCAGTAACTTTAGAATCAATAAGAGCTTGTCTTAACTTCATATATTTATTTCTCTTATCATCATTTGATTTGAGAATATCTAAAATCTTTATCTTATAATCATTTTCTAATAGATTTTGTACATCTATTTTTAACTTACCCTTATGAGAATTCATTTGGCAAGTATTAATTACTTTACGAATATCAGGATATGATGCATCAATAATAGGTACTAAATCTTTTACATCAAATTCAATTTCTTCAGATTTCAAAATTTTACTCATTTGAACTGCCACATCTTTTTTAGTTGGTGGAATAATTTGAAAAGCCTGGCAACGAGATTGTATTGGGTCTATTACCTTCTCTACATAATTACAAGTCAAAATGAATCTACAATGTCCACTAAAAGTTTCCATAATATTACGAAGCATTGGTTGTGCTAAATGGCTCATATAATCAACCTCATCCAATACTACTACTTTCCATTTTTTGAATCCCATTGATGATGCAAATCCTTTTACTTTATCTCTAATAGTATCTACATTTCTTTCATCAGATGCATTGATAATCATATAATCACATTCAATTGATTTTACGATTAACTTTGCTAATGTAGTTTTACCAGTACCCGCTTTACCATATAAAAGTAAATGCGGAATATCATTATTTTCTATAAAAACGCCAACTTTAGTTTTTAAGTGTTCATTACCTACATAATCTTCTAATTTAGTTGGGCGATATTTTTCTACCCAAAGACTATTATTTATATTTTCTTCTTTATATTCAAACATATTTTATTTTTTATTTTCCAGTTGAACCAAATCCACTATCACCTCTTTCAGTATCCGATAACTCAGCCACTTCATCAAACTCAACTGGAGGATATGGTATAATCATAATTTGTGCAATTCTATCACCTACTTTATATGCAAGTGAATCTAATCCATTTTCTTTTTTGAATGTAGCTTGTATTTCACCTCTATACCCACTATCAATTACACCAACGGAATTTGATAATACTAATTCATATTTTCTAATTGATGAACGAGGAAATACTAATCCTACAAATCCGTTAGGAATTTCCATTGCTAAATCAGTACCATAACTAACATCAAATGTTGTATTAGATATAATTCTAGTTGCTACTAAATCCATTCCAGCATCTCCATCCTTTGCGTAAGTTGGAATTACTGCTAATGGATTAAGCTTCTTTATTCTTACTTTCATTTTCTATATTTGTTTTTACTAAATCAGATTGTTGTGTTTGAAAATCTCTAAGCCTTATACCAGCATCAGTTAATTCTCTAGCATATAATTTAAATTTCTTTAAAGTTTCTTTATTTGTAAAAGATATGTATGCATCTTTAGTATTAGATATTGTAAATGTTACTGTTGGTTCTTCATTTGTCATATCTTCACTTGTCCATGCAAATACTTGTGGTTCATCATCATCAAATTGAAATACCCATTCGCATTGTTCTAATTTTTCAGATTGTTTTAATGTAATTTCACCAACTGGTTCAACTACTTCTTGTTTTTTTGTTTTTTTACTCTTTGCCATAATTTTATTTTTCATTAATATTTTCAGTATCTATTTCTGTATTTGATTTATTTCTTAAATTTTTACCAGCATCGGTTAATTCTCTGGCAAATAATTTAAATACTTTATCTTTATACATAAAGGTTAAATAAGAATTATTATTATTATTTAATGTAAATGTAACACTTGGTTCTTCTTCCGAATCATCATTTTCGTTTGTCCAAGCAAATACTTGAGCTTCATCTTCATCAAATTGATAACACCATTCACACTCTTCATATATTTTTTCGGTAAGTTTTAGAATGGTATCTTTTAATTCTTGATTTGAAGAATCGGTTGTTATAATTTCGTCTGTTAGTATTGGTTCTTGTGTTTGTTCAATTTCATCCATATTCAATTATTTTTTAGTTTTTTTATCTTCCTACTTCTGATAGGTATTTTACTTTCATTTCCTCCCAACTAATTCCAATAGCATCTATGTAGAATAAGTGTTCTGGTTTAATCCTACCTTCATCATGTAACTTTGTGTATCTACTGATTGCATGTTTCTTCCACCATTTGTTAATATACTCAGTACCTTGCTTAAATTTATCTTTAAGAATTAATTTATCTTCGGTAATTTCGTTTCTAAGATACTCACATCCGTTCTCATACATCATAGCCATATAAACACCTCTCTTAAATCCGTGATGATATTCAGTTGCCTTAATACCACACTCCTTAAAGATAGCACTTAATATCTTTTGTTTGATGCCACTAACAGGTCCATTGGATTCATAACCCATACTAGCACCATTACGAGCTCTCTCATCTGATATATTTTGTTTATACCACTCTGCACGATTTTCTTTAATCCATTGATGCCAAGGGTCATAGAATTTATCATCCGGCTTTAAACTAATCTTACCAGCCGATTCTCCTAATGTTTTAAATAAAGGGATACCATTATATTGTGAATGAATACCATATAAAGATGTTGTACCTACTGCAATTAAAATATTATCATACTTTGATTTCCAATATGCTCTAACCTCCGGCGTAGTTGTCATCATAGCGATTAACTTACCACCTAAAAAGTTATAACCTAATGGCTGAGTACATACGATAGTAGAAGCAATAGTAGTGTTATTTAACTTACCATCAACAAACTTATTATCCTTAGTCCAGCCAATGAAGTTATCTCTAACTCCCATAGCGGTTACATCGGATGCTAATGAAATTTGTCCTAATAGTTTTCCACTCACTCTATCCTTTACATTAATCTTTACATTACGGCCGGGGTTTGCTGTAAAATCCATTGTGTGAATCATACGTCTTACCGCTGCCCATTTAGTAGATTCCTTCGGGTCATCAACAATCTCAACGTAAGGCTCTAACGATTCAATTTCTTTTATCGTTAGCTCCTTATTATTGATATCAGTTGGTTTCCATTGTAAATCGTAATAAGATGCGATTTGAGATTTTGCTTGAATCATTGTAGGTTCTTGCAATTCAACCCACTTCTTATACAATGTTTGTTCTTGAACAGACATCGTCATAAGGTAATCCATATTTTCTTTTAACTTTGCTTTTTCA